CGAAATGATTTCTGTTCCGGGTGATAAGAAACTTTTACAAATGCAAAATATGTTAAATACATCATATAATGTAGCAAAAAGTAAAAATTTAAAAATTAGGTATGTAAATGGTGATTGTACAAAATGGTCTGCAGCAGAAACAATGGAGTGTTTTGCAAGCATGTTGAAAGGGTTGTCTGGACACTGTAATATAGGGTTTATAAAGTATATGATGTCTGTTGTCTTAATGTGGGGGAATAAAGACATAACAATACCAATATCATTGCTTCAAAACACATTTTTTATAACAAATGAATATACAAAGTATATGGAAACACATGCTGCTACATTGAATTCAGATCAAAATTTCTTGCAAGGCATGTTCAATTACATGAGTTCTTTTAAAGCTGTTTGTTCATCAAATTTTGCACGAGATGTTTGGTTAAAAATCTATCCTGATAGCAAGCTCAGAGTGGAACATATGGAGCATAGTGATGATTACAGCATGATTGTAACAATTCAGGACGAAGAGGAGTTAATAAGATTTAGAACTTTGCATAGAATGGTGATGAAATGTCATGGTTTCAACGATTCTACAAAGAAAACTAATACTCAACAATTTTTAATGGAATTTATTTCACTAGTGTCACTTAATGGGCACATGACTTATCCTCACATAAAAAAGTTGAAGGAATGTGGTATGAATTTGGGGTGTACAGGTTATCGTGATGATATGGACTCTGCAATGTCTAGAGTTGGCGAATCTGTTAGAGTGGGATCTGTGATGACATCATCATACTTTATGCAGAGATGCCATATTGCAAATGTTTGTAGATCATCCTCCTTACTAGATGGCCAAAGAAACAACTTCATGACAATTAAGCAGATGGCAAATACACCTGTTGAATTATTTGGAATACCTGATATTCATCCAATTCTATCCTTCTTATGTAAAGGCATGGCGAACAATTACAGACTGTTGAGACACTCTTCAAAACGTGAGAATCATTTTATCTTGGATAATGAAGAATTCACTGTGTCTAATGAATTATTACTAAGAAATCTATTGGAG